AGCAATGGGTACCAACCGGTTCAAAAACTTAAAGTGGAACCCATGACTCTCAAAGCACTATTCAGAGAGCGAGTCGAAAAAGATTTAGACTTACCTTCTGAACATTTTAATCTGTTTAAGGGAAACAAAACTAAAATAACAAGGAACAAATAATATGAATGAAGAAACAAGAGACGTAGCAAAACAAGAAGGCGGATCATTAGCAACTTTGGACTTCGTATCAGACTCAGGAATGGGTTTAGAGAACGTAGACAAACAAGATCTAGCTTTACCTTTTCTGAAACTGTTACAATCAGGATCAGATGAAACTAAAAAGAAACATGCAAAGTATGTAGAAGGCGCTGAAGCTGGTATGTTCTACAATACAGTTACAAAGAAACTGTATAATGGAGAAAAGGGAATAGAAGTTATTCCTGTATTCTACAAGATGACATATCCAGAGTGGGCACCTTTTGAAAAAAGAGAAGGTAGACCTATACATAACGACAGAGGACCTGGAGTTATGTCGAAGGTAACTCAAAATGATAGAAACAAAGATATGTTAGATAATGGAAATGAAATTATCAAAACAGCAAATCACTTTGTAATTATTAATGGTGAGAGACCGGAGAAAGCTTTGATGACTATGAAGTCAACACAGCTTAAGGTAAGTAGACAATGGAATTCTTTAATGGAGAATGAATTTGAAAACGATCCTAAGACAGGAAAATCTTTACAGGCACCAACGTTTTCTAGAATTTATAAATTAAGTTCTGTAGAAAACTCAGGTAGTTTTACTTGGCATGGTTACAACGTGTCTATGTTAAAAAAAGTAGACAATGCCGGCCTATATCAGATGGCTAGAGATTTTTATAACTCTTTGAAAAACAGTCACAACAAAGCAGTGGCTGAATCACAAGAGGAATCTAACTACTAATTCTACCTCTATGGAGGAGATAGGAGCGGCAAAGCGAGAGTGAAGCCGCTCCGACCCGGGATCTTATGGTTGATAAATTTATAGAATTATTTACTGGATATCAAGGTGACTTTGGTATCGCTGATATGTCTTCAGCACAATTAGACACAGACAAAAACAAACTCAAACCAAACTACGAATGGGCTGGTAGACCTATTACACAAGGTGATTATCGAGATCACATAGCAGGTAAGATATCAATTGGTATACAACCATGCAGACTAGACAAGACAGTTCAGTTTGGTTGCATTGACATAGATTCAAAAGACTATGCTAGTTTTAAAGTAGAAAACTATCTAGCATTGTTTCAACAATTTAAATTACCACTAATACCATTGTTATCTAAAAGCGGAGGACTGCATTGTTATTTGTTTTTGAAAGAACCAATACCATCTGTCGATCTAATCTCGGCACTGAAATCTTTTTTACTGCCTCTTGGATTGGATCCTGATACAGAGATTTTTCCAAAACAGAAAGAACTAAAGGAAGATGACAAAGGAGAAATTAAACCAGGTAATTTTATTAACTTACCATACTACAACAATGGTGATACAAAAAGATATGCTGTTGACAAAAACAATAATAAACTAGACTTAGATAAGTTTTTAGAAATAGCAAACGAAAGCAGAATTAGTAAAGAAGAATTAGATAAACTTGTAGAAGAAACATATAAAAATATTTTATTAGGAACAGATCCAGAGTTTGAAGATGGTCCACCATGTTTAGCATTGTGTTCAAAACGAAAATTAGATGATGGCAGAGATAGATTTATGTATAACTATATGGTTTTTGCCAAAAAGAAATACAAAGACAAATGGCCAGATCAAGTTGCAAAAGCAAACTATAGTTATCTTGAAGACCCATGGGATAAAACAAAATTAGATTCTAAAATTACTGCGTGGAAAAAAGATACAGCAGGTCATACATGTTATGAAGATCCAATACAAAGCAAATGTATGCGAACACTTTGTTATTCAAGACCATTTGGTGTTAAGTCAGATAGTATTACAATGTTTCCAGATATTACAGACTTTGAAATAATTATGTATGCAGAACCAGAATACAGATTTAATGTTGTATTACCGGATGGAACTAAAGAAGGTGTCGTAGCAACAAACAGAAGATTTATAACTAAACAAACAGAACTGTTAGATTTGATATGGGAGCAAACAGGTATCTATCATGAACCACTTAAACCAAAAGATTTTAGAGCAAAACTTACAGAATTTAGAAAAGGTTCTACTAAAATATCACCACCTGCAGGTACACAAATAGAAGACAGATTAAAAGAAGAGTTATATCAATATTGTGTTAATGGTCCACGTGCAAGAAACAGAGTGCAGATAAATAGTGGATCTTGTTTGACAGAGGAAGGTCATCACTTCTTTAGATTTAATTCTTTTATAGATCACCTTGGATCTAGTTGGAAAATACCAGAAGAAAGAATAGCACAAAAATTAAAAGATAAGTGTGATGTAGAGTTTAATCACTCTCTTAATGTAGATGGCAAGACGATTAAAGTATGTAAAGTTAAGCAACTGCACATAGATAAGATAGAATACAAACCAGTGGAGAGAAAAGAAAGTAATTACTAATGAGATACAAAGTAGTAGGACCACCAGGTACAGGTAAAACAAGACGTTTACTAAATGAAGTACAACGATACGTAAAGAAAGGTGTATCTTTAAAACGTATTGGTTACTTTGCTTTTACACGTAAAGCTGCAGGTGAGGCAAGAGATAGATTTCTTAAAATAAAAACAGAACTTACTAAAAAAGATATTAAATACTTTCAAACTCTACACTCTTTGGCGTTTAATAGACTAGGATTAAAAGAAGAAAACGTCATGCAGGATTTAAACTACAAAGCGATAGGTGATACTTGTGGTATTCAAATTAAATACGCATCATATGAAATTAACAATTGGAATGGTATATTTTCATCAGATAGTGAGTACCTAGGATTAATTAATCTAGCAAGAGTAAAACAAATATCTGTATTAGAACAACTAGATCTTAACGAGCACCTATCAAAAATAGAAAGGGATAAGTTAGAAAACATAGCATCAGAAATAGATAGCTATAAAAAAACATATAACCTGATTGACTTTACAGACATGATACAAAAGTTTTTAGATGTAGATGATACACCAGAGTTTGATGTAATATTTGTAGATGAAGCACAAGATCTGTCACTGATACAGTGGGCTATGATAAACAAGATAGAAAAAGATACAGGCTGTGATGTTTGGGTTGCAGGTGATGATGATCAAGCTATCTTTGGTTGGGCTGGTGCTGATGTAGATTCTTTTATTAATTACGATGCAGAAGAAATACCTTTAACTAAGTCAGAAAGAGTGCCAAGCATTATACAACAAACCGCATTAGATGTCATTAATAGAATACAAGATAATAGGATTGACAAAGAGTATTTTCCAAAGTCTGAAACTGGTGAAATTTTAGAAAGATATAAACTATCTAATATAGATATGTTAACAGGTGATTGGTTGATACTAACAAGAACTAAATCATTATTAAAACCCATACCCACATACTTAAAAAAGAAAGGTTTGTTTTTTGAATCTGTGCAAGGAAATAGTGTTGGTAAAAGTTTGTATGAAGATATACAACACTGGTCACAATTACAGAAAAAAATACAATTACCTGATATACAATTACAAAGAATTAAAGAAAGAATAAAAGGACCAATGAATCTATCGTTGAAATGGTATGATGCATTTAATAATGTATCAGAGAGTCAGATAACATACATGAGATTGTTATTGTTAAACAATGAAGATCCAACAAAGAAAGCAAGAATTAAAGTATCTACAATACATGGAGCTAAAGGTGGTGAAGCAACAAACGTTGTTTTATTTTTAAACCACACATCAAATACAATCAAAGGAGCAAAAAAATCTACAGCTAAACAAGATGAAGAATATCGTGTGTGGTATGTGGGTATCACACGAACTATGAAAAATTTATATTTAGTGAGATCTCCAAACAAATCAAAGGAGTTTAAAATATGACAGACAAAAATATACTAGACGAAGCGTTTCCACAGTATACTCAGGTAGGCGGGAATCACTACACTAAGTTTCCCATTCAACCATACGAGTTTATTTCTAAAAATGATTTATCTTTTTTTCAAGGCAATGTTGTAAAATACGTTTGCAGATATCAAAGAAAAGGTGGCACAGAGGACATAAAAAAGATAATACATTATTGTCAATTAGAATTAAAAAAAATGAGAGATATAAAGAATGAGAAATAAACCAATAACAAAAGAAGTTAAGATAAAAAAACATAAATACAGAATAGAAATTTATCCTAGCTTAGTTGATTGGGAAATATTTCCACACGATTACAATGCGGCTTTGTATGCATTTAGCAACAAAAAAAAACTTAATAAGATAATAAAGGACAAATATATTTATGAGCCTAAAAAATAATATAGTGTTTAAAGCACAAACGGAGTGGGTGAAACCCACTGAGTTTCCAGATTTAAGATTTTGTGATGAGATTGCAATTGATTTAGAAACACATGATCCAGAATTAAAAACTATGGGGTCAGGTTCTGTGGTTGGTAAAGGTAAGGTTGTGGGCATTGCAGTTGCAACAGATGGCTACGCAGGCTACTTTCCTTTCGATCATGAGGGTGGTGGTAATCTTGAAAAAAGTAAAGTAATTCAATGGTTTACAGACATTTGTAAATCAGAGTCTACAAAAATTTTTCACAATGCAATGTACGATGTGTGTTGGATTAGATCCATGGGTATACAAATTAACGGACAGATTGTTGATACTATGATTGCAGCGTCACTCGTAAATGAAAATAGATTTAGATATGATCTTGGGTCACTAGGTTGGGATTATTGTGGTCAAGGTAAAAACGAAACAGAATTAAACAACGCCGCAAAAGAATGGGGTGTCGATCCTAA